GGTTGCCGTCACCGCGTTGCCGTCAGCATCCTCGGCGGTGACCGTAATTGCCGAAACATCCGGCATAGCCAGCCGCAGCACACCCCAGCCGCAGAACTCCTGCTTCCAGACCTGCGGCTTGATTGCGCGGCCCAGCACCCCCCCCCACCCGTCCAGATGCCCCACCGCTGCGCGCTCATAACCCTCGATCAGGGCGCGCTCACTATCATCCGTGATGCGCAACTGAGCCATGAGACTCGCGATAGGGACAACCGGGACGGTTGGAAGGGTGACCGGAACCATGTTCATGATCAGCCCGCGCCGCCCTCAGCAGCTTTGCGGGCAGCCTCTTCCTCGGCCAGCCGCGCCGCCTCGGCCTCTTCCGCTGCCTTGCGGTCAGCCTCTTCCTGTGCAGCGCGTGCAGCATCGGCTTTGGCCGTGCCCTTCTTGTCCAGCGCCCCCAGTTCAAGCGCCGCCGCGATCAGATCATCAGGGCATTCGCTTCCTGCCTCATAAACGCGCGGCATGATCTCGCCACCGGCACAGCCAGTGATATCCTTGGTCAGTTTCATGGTTTCACCCTTGGTTGGCTTCGGTATTGCGAAAGGGGCGGGTTTCCCCGCCCCCTCTGGCAATGCCGATCCTGATGGATCAGGAAAGTGCGATCTTCAGCAGCTTGATGGCGTTGGTATCCAGAAGCTTGCCGCCCAAGCGGCGCGACATCGGGAACTTCACATAGCCCGGCAGCGTGATCTCATCCCGCAGCATCCACCAGGACGGAATATCCGCGATCAGATAGCCCGCCTTGAAGTCGCCGAATGCAATCGGGAAGGCGTTTGCCGCGACAATCGGCATGTCTTCCGCCACCACGATGCCCTTGCCCAGCATGGTGTCCGGGTCGCCCTCCCGAACCGCCGGGGTCAGCAGGTATTGACCGGTCGAATCCTTCGCCTTGGCATGCGCCGCCAGCGTCAGGCTGTTCATCACCCACTTGGCATTCTGCCGGTGACCCGCTTTCAGGCCATACATCATGTCCTTCAGCGTATCCCACGGGGCCGTCGCCAGCGCCGATGCGGCCCCCGAGGCGATGTATTGCAGCGTCCCGAAGGCGCGCGCAGCATCGGCGGTCGAAAGCGGTGCCGGACCAGCCAGGAAACCGGTGGGCTTGTTCGTGCCGTCGCCGGTGATGAAGGCCACACCCTCAGCCTTGGCCATCGCTTCAGCGCCGCGCGAAATCAGCCAAGCCTCAACATCGAAGAACAAGTCATTCATCGACTGACGGGTTGCCCGCGGATAGGCCGAAAGTTCACCGAAGGTCGGAACGACATCGGCCAGGTCAGGGGTGTTGGTCTGGTTGTGGGTCGAGGTTTCGCCCAGCCATTCCGTCCCGAACCCGTTTAGATCGACCAGCTCGTGATAGTCGGCCGTGCCGACAGTCACCACGCGGGCAATCCCCCGGATCGGCGAGATATCGACCAACTGCTTGTTCAGCTGCGCCGCGATTTCCTTGGGCAGCGCATAACCACCCGAGGCCGGGGTGGCAATGCGGGTATCGGTCGCCTTGCGTTCGGCCTCATAAAGCGCCGCTTCAGCACCTCCCATGGCACCCTTGCGCATGTAGTCGAACAGCGCGGTCTTGTGCGCGTCTTCTTCTGCCGATCCACCCGTGCCGGGACGGCCGGGACGGTTCAGCTTGATCTCCATCTCGTCGATGCGCTTGCGCTCGGCCGCAAGCTGGCCTTCCAGCGCCGTTTTCTGCGACAGCGTCTGGGCCAGATCGCCCTCGATCTTGGCAATCTTCGCGGCATCATAGCCGTCCTGTTTGCCTTTGATGCTGTCGACTTCCGACCGCAGCGCAGCAATGGTCTTATTGCCCTCTTCAAGAAGGCCTTTCAGCTCAGCGACATCCATGTCGTTGCTCCTATGGGTTTACAGTTTTGCTCGGGCGCGCAGCAGCGCGGCCAGTTCATCCAGCCCATCACCAGCATCCCGCATGGCTTTGACGGCCTCAAATCCGCCGGTCATCAACCGGCGGGCAACCGAACGGCTCAGCCCAGCGTCCTGCGTAAGCATCCGTTCCAGATCCCTTTCGGTCAGGCTGCCAGCCTTGACCGCATCGACCCGCGCCCGGCCATTGGCCGGGAAGGTCACAACCGACACCTCAACCAGATCGATGGCCTTCAGCGTGCGCCGGGGCTCTTCGGGTTTGGTGCCATAGCTGAATTCCTTGGCGCGATAGCCGATGGACATCCCGTCCAGAACACCCTCGCGCATTGCGCCATAGATGTTCTTGCCACGCTCGGTATCCAGGTTGATCAGCCTGCCCTTGACCCGCAAGCCGGTGTCGTCTTCTTCCATCGATTCCCACTTGCCGATGGGCAGCGCATCCATGTCGGTCATCATCCAGCCGCCATGCTGCACCAGCATCGGGGGTAGGGACTTCGCCTTCTTCCAGTCGCGCAGACTGGCCTTGAAGGCCCCCTTGACGATCACATCGCCGTAGGAATCGACATTGCCAAAGCAGGCACCATAGCCCTCGAAGGTGCCGGTTTTCTCATCGACCGACCCGGCATCAAACTTGACCTCAAACCGATCCATTGGTTCCCCCATTCGCGTTCTGGCTCGCCTTGGGCTGCATCGCCCCCTGCGACAGTTCCGCCGCCTTGCCTCCAATCGGGTTCAGCCCGACCTCGGCCCGCACTTCATCCTGCGTCATCCATGCCGGGGTGCCCCCGGCCCCAAGGGCCTTGGCATAGTATTCGGCCTGGTCCTTGAAATCGCCGCGCAGCAGGTTGCGCTCGTCCAGATCGAACCGCAGCCCGTCGACATCGTCCAGAATGTCCCGTGCCGCCGCTGCCTCGAACCGGGCGATCCATGGCCCAAGCGTGTGAATCACATGGTTGCGGAACATCTGTTCTGCACTGGCAAAGGTCGCCGCTTTGTCGGCCTGCATCAGCATGATAGGCTGCACCCGGAAAGCGCGGGCGATTTCCTCGATCTGCATGCGCCGGGTTTCGATGTACTGCGCGTCGACCGATGTCATGGTCATCGACGTGAAGGTTGCGTCGGTATCAAGGATTGCGATGCCACCCTTGCCACCCGGTCCGAATTTTGATTCCCACGTGGTCCGAAGCTTCTCGCGCGCTTCGGAACTAAGGCCTTTCGACATGCTCAGAATGCCGGATGGCTTCCCGCCATTGCCAGCCATCAGCGCCTGCTGTTCTTCCAGAGCCTGGCTTAAGCCAATCGCCTGTCTTGCTTGTTTCACAGCTGGCAGCGCGGTGAACCCGTCCAGCGACGGCCCGCGCAAATAGAACACCTCGGCAAGACTGAAGTCTCCATGCGTCTTGTCGTCAAAATTGACACGTACTTGCAGGGACCAGTCTGGCAACTGCTCGACCGTCCAGCTTCCGGCCGGAACCGGCAGAAGTTCCTTCACTTCACCCCTGATGACATTCTTGATCGCAATGGCCCCAGCGCCAAGCACAGCGTTGAAAATCATCCCTTCGCGGAACTCATAGCTGGTTTGCCAGCCATTCGGTTTGACTGCCAGCAGGCGATGCGCCCAATGGTCGCGGCGCACTATAAGCGCCGCCGTTGTAGCACCCTCAGCGAACCGCTCTTCAATCAGGCGCACCGGCATTTGTGCAACGCCCTCGGCAATGATCCGGGCAGCACAGAAGACCGCCGTCACGTCTACGGCGCTGCGCACCGTGACATTGCGACCACCGGCTGTCTGATAGCCCACCCATTGCATCATACCGGCCAATTGGTCGAGGCTTATGGATTGCGCCTTGCGGAACCATTTCAGCATCACAGAACCATCAGCTCGACTTCGTCCAGATAGCTACCGCCCTGCGTTGCCGTTGGATTCCGGCTCATCAAGGCAAAGGCGTTGAACATGGCAATCAGGGGGTCGATCTTCGCCTTGCCTGCCGTCTCTTTCGTGATCAGCACTGCGTTCCCCTTTTGCTCGGCCTTTGCATTCCCGATGCACCAGGCCATAAGGCGCTGGCCACCATGGACAAAGGTTCCATCCATCAGCTTGCGCTCAAGGCCCCAGATCGCGCCTGAAAGCCGGTAGCCTTGCGCCACGGCAACCATCTGTTCCTGCGCCACACCCGACCCGATCAGTGCGTCGATCAGCGCCGTCACGCCAGCCGCGTCCAACCCGATGGCCTCAGCCTCGGGCAGCAATCCCGCATCAATCAGCGCACCGACGATGTCGCACATCTCGTCATGGTCTTGCGTCGGATAGCTGCACAGCGTCAGGTCACCATCCGCGACAAAATCCTGCAGTGACGGAACGATCTCTTTCCGCCGTTCCAGCACCGTCGGATGCGCCCAGGCATGTGCCCAGCCCAGCAACCGCCGCGTCTCTTTCTCGCGCCCAATCACTGCCAACCCGCCAAGGTCATCAGCGCCACCGCCGTCGATCCCGACCACCGCCACTTCGCTGCGCTCGATCAGGTCCTGCAGCGACTTCAGCTTTTCGTCCAGGGCGCTTGGCCAGAACGTCGCCCCGACCCAAGTCCAATCCCCCTGCGCCTGGCCGATCTCCACATTGAAGTGCTGCGATGCCAGCAGGTTCAGCGCGTCCTGACCTTTGGCCTCAGCCGCAATCAGTTCCTCGGCCAGAAACTCTGCGCTGACCGAACGCCCGATGTTCGGATTGACCAGCGGCCAGACTTTCGGGTTCTTCCATCCCCCATCCCGCGCCAGATCGGCGGGCAACTCATACAGGATCGGCAACAGCGGCAGGTGAAGCTTGCCGTCCCGCACTGCCCGCGCCTTGACCAATTCAGCCGCGAACACGCCCTGCGGCGGCTTCTTTGACTGCGTGGTGATCTGCATCAGGAACCCGGTATTGTCCGGGTGCGAGATACCGCCACGCAATTCGACAAAGACATCGCTGGCCGAGGGCTTCGTTGCGAAGACGTGGGTTTCGTCGATCAGCACGCAGCTGGCCTTCGACCCCGTCACCACATCCGTGTCAGCCGCCTTGACCACCATTTCCGATGGGCAGTCCGGGCTCAGATGCTTGATCTTCTTTTCCGAGGCATGCACCGAAAACAGATCGGCAAGCCGTACCCCGGTCTTCATCACCGTCAGCTTGATGATGCCAGCCGCCTGCTTGAATGACCGCTGCGCCACCTGAATCGTCGGGGCAATCAGCAGCAGTTCGGCATCCGGGCGCTCGTTCAGGATCTGCGCCGTCACCATGATGGCCGCAGCAAAGCTCGTCTTGCCGTTCTTTTTCGGAATCAGCAGGAAGAACTCGCGGATCATCCGCGCCTGTGTTTCGGGATCGAAGGCCCCGAAGATCGCCCGCACCAGGTCAAAGACCCAAGGTTCGCAAACCTCCCCATGTGTGGGTCTGCCCTTGATGTCCGGCACCCGCAGCTGCTTGAAGATGCGCAGCGCCTTGTCGGCGCGCGCTTCATCCAGCGGCAGGTCAGGAATCAGGCTTTCCCGGTTTGTAATTCGACGTTCCCAGTCCGGCAGCGAAGTGTCCCACGCTGCCGCCCGAGTGACTGCGTCCAGCATCAGTGCGCCTTGGCACCAGGGCCGGGCTTCAGATCAGGATCCATGTCCAACGCAGCCTGCGCTGCGTCGACGGCCTGACTCTTCTTGCCGACATATCCCTTGCGCGGCGGTTCGACCGAAACCACTTCGTCTTCGTCTTCGTCTTCATCGTCCCGCAGTCGACGCGCCCTGCCCATCCGG